GTTGGGTTCTCTTGTGGAAAGCGTTGTACCTTATGGGGTTTCGTCGTAAACACTATTACAAGGTGCATCATTCCCGGCCCTGGGCTGATGCCCCGCACCGAGTGCTGATTTGGTGTCTGCCCATAGCAAGGTACTGGAAGATTGACTGGCTGCCTACTGACGTGAATGCAAGAGTTTTAAAGCGAGTGGTCTTTGCTGATAAAGCGCGGAAGAAGTGGAATTCAATTGTCTACAATATCGACAACGAGTTGCGGATAAATTTGGGGAGGGCTGGAGAAGATGCCACGGTTGACCTCAAGAAGGAGGACTTTGACATGTTGAACGGCCTAACCAACACAATGTCCGTTACTGCCCGCATGATCGGTTTAGGTTATAAGGATACGCGTGATAAAGCCCTCTTCGCCCAATACCATAGCGACCGAAATCCCGAGAGACCGGAACCACCACGTATAGTTGCATCCGTTTGCCCTAAAGTCCACTGGCCAGCCTCCTGTGAAGCTGATGAGCCAGAGTCATCCTACCGTACTTACTCTAGCCCATTGATCGACACCGAAAATAGGGTTCCGATGTTGAAGCGATGGGAGACGCTCTCGCAATCAATTGATGAGAGAGTCTCCTTTCACATCAACCGACGAGTGCCAGGACCATCATTGGCCCGTTATGCCGAGGAGTTTGTAACCATGGTTGTGCCGGAAGCAGGAGTGGGAGTTCCGTACGATCTGGAGTCAACCGTAAGGATGTTATCGAAACCATCACAAACCCTGGCCATAAAGCAAATTTGGGAGACTGTGGACATGGATTATAGACCGCTGATAGAAGCATTCACCAAGAACGAGCCCGTTCGAAAAGCAGGTCGCGTGATTTCATCATTTCCCGACATGCGTTACCTCTTAGGCCTCTCCAAATTTACTTTGGCGTTTCGGGACCGAGTGCTACATGCAGAGCATAATGAGCACTGGTTCTGCCCCGGCTTGACACCAGCCGAAATCGCCAATAAGGTTCGATGGTACTGTAGTGATGTGCACGAACCAATGGAGGGGGATTTTTCCAACTTTGATGGCACGGTTTCGGAATGGGCGCAGCGCCACGTTATGAGCGCTGTTTACCATCGATATTTTGGTGATGAAGATCAAAAGGAGTTGCGAGGATACACGGACATGTTGATTTCTTGCCCCGCTCGGGCTAAGAAGTTCCATTTCCAGTATGAGGCGGGGCCTGGTGTGAAGAGCGGCTCCCCCACCACTTGTGACCTTAATACCGTTTTGAATGCTTTTATTCAGTATGTCGCGATCCGTAGATCCCTACCCGAACTTCCCAAGGAGGATGCATTTCAGTTAATTGGGCTCGCGTTCGGCGATGATTCCCTGTTCGACCGTCGATTTAAGCGGCAGTTTGTTAATGTCGCTGGCCAGCTCGGCATGGATTTGAAGATTGAACCATATGCACCAGAAAACGGTGTGACCTTCCTCGCTCGGGTGTTCATCAACCCGACTGGCACATCCACTAGCTTCCAGGACCCATTGCGAACTTGGCGTAAGTTACATTTAACTGCGCGTGATCCCAATGTTCCGTTGGGCGATGCAGCTGTGGATAGAGTTGAGGGTTACCTTGAAACTGACCGTTTGACACCAGTTACTGGCGCGTATTGCCGAGCAATCGTTAGAGGTTATCATGATCTTAGTGAACATCGTGGGTTGCGCAAGGACAGTGACAAGGAAAAACCATACTGGCTCACCATGGGTGGGGCTTGGCCTCAAGATCCGAAGGATATTGAAGCCATGCTCGATGTCATGGCGAGCCGGACTGGGTTTTCGAAAGAAGTCCTGCGAGACATCGACCGACACCTTGAGAACAATAACAATGTTTGGCAAATCCCCATGCTCGTCGAAGAGAGCCCTGACCCGCCCCATCAGCAGACGTTGGATGAAGATGGCGGGTTTGTGGAAGGGGAAGTGGACAATCGTAAAATACGAAAGCAACGAGATGTCGCAGAATCACGAGCTAGTCAAGAACCTGCCGGGAGTGATCGGAAGGTCGATCGACAAAGTGTACGCTCATCTGGACAAGATGAAGGCCGACCATCCACAGCTGGAGAAAGATCTCCACGGGCATCAGCAGTGCATCCGGGGCCTGACGGAAAAAGCTCGTCGGGCCACGGAAGCCCTGCTGAGCAAGCCGGCCGTGGCAGAGGTGGTGGGAGGCCCCGCAACGTCAACACTGGCCCTGCAAAAAGGAGGAGCCCCAAAGTGAGGTCTAAGTACTGAACCTCGGGGCGCCTAGGTTCTACGGAACCTGGGGGAGAGAAGATCGCAAGGATTGTTTTCGGACTTTCTTTCCCGATTTAAGAACGTGCTTGCACGGC